ATCGACGATCGCGACCACCCAGTACACCCGGGTCTCACCATCGTGCACATGGCGCACGGATCGCGACAGCGGCGTCGGGCTCACCTGTGCCCCCGTACGTCTGCGCGGAAACCGGGGTTGGTCTGCAGCGCGCCGCGGAAGTCTGCCACGAACTGCTCGGCGGCCCGGTTGCCGCGTGCCCCGCGGAACTCGAAGACGAACCGGTGAACCTGCTCACCCGGCGGTGACCCGCCACGGCCCGCGGCCGACATACCCATGCCGCCGCCGACGGGGAACCGGCCGGTCGCGTTCAGCGCCAGCAGCGCGGCCCGGTTGGGCTGTGCTACCTCACGGCGGATCATAATCTCCCCGGCGGTGGCCATGATCGGTACCCGGTCCGGGCCGGCCGGCCCGCGGATCTCCCCGCCGTGCTGGTGTCCGATCCACTGCGAGCCGACGGTTGCCGTACCCGCCTGGTTGATGTTCACGCTCACATCGATGCGGTCCGGCACCGCGTCCAGGCTGGCCTTCAGGTTCCGGATCCGCCGCTCCGCCTCGGTCATCCCCGGCGTGCGGATCCTCGTCGCCACGGCCGACGGAACGAGGTCGTACGCCTCGGCGTACCGCTCGACCTCCTCCTTCGTGAACCCCAGCTGCAGCATGTGCTTGATGAACCGCTGGCGCAGCCGCTCGGTCTCCGCGTCCAGGTCCTGGGCGGACGCACCCGACTCGGCCATGGTCGAGATCAGATCCATGTCGGCAGAGATCACATCCCGCACGGCGTCACGGTTCGCCAGCGCCGCCTCAGAGTTCCCGTCGATCTTCGCGCCGTTGTCCTCGGCCTGCTCGGTCAGCCGCCGCATCGCCTGCGCCGCCGCGTCCTCCGCCTCCTCCACGGAGAACATGACGTCGAACAGGCCCTTGAGCTCCTTGTCCAACTCGTCGATGCTGTCGGACAAGCCCTCCGCCTCCCCGGCGGTGACGTCGAACGAGTCGGCCAACGCCCGGGTCTGCGGTGTGAGCTGCTCGGTCGAGGCGGCGGTGTCGTCCATCAGCTCCGACTGGCGCTGCCACCGGCCCTGAGCGTCCTTGACCACCTTGTTCTGGTCCTCGAGGTGGGAGGTGAGGTCCTTGACGCGGACGGACACGTTCTCGCCCATCATCGCCTCTTGCTCGGCGCGGACCCCGGCCGTGGCCAGCCGCACCTCCTCCATCGCCGCAGCATCACCCAACGCGGCCTCGACCAGGGTGCCCATGCTGATCCCAAGCGCCGCGGCCTGCTCGGCCATGCCGGAGGACTCCAACTCGTTGAGCACCTTGGCTTTTGTGTCCAAGGTGATCGCGCCGGTCTGCTTGTCCAGGGTGGCGGTCAGGTCGGCAACCTCGGCGCGGGTGCGGGCCTGCGCGATGCCGAACGCGGTCAACGCGGCGACGCCGACACCCAGTGCCAGGCCGAACGGGCCGGTCAGGAACGCGGCAGCACCACGGAACACCCCCACCGTGGCGGCCGCACGACCTCCGGATGCCGCCAGATGGTCCAACGCCTTGCTGAACGCGACAACCCTCGGCACCGCCAGGAAAGCCGCGCCGCCGGCCAGCAGCAGCACCGCGGCCAGCCCGCCGAGGATGCCCAGCAGCGCCTTCGCTGGGCCGGGCAGGTCACCGAGAATCTGGCCGAGGGTGGCCACCGTGTCCGCCACGTTCCCGACGGCCGGCAGGAACGTCTGGCCTATGTCGATGGCGAAGTCGTTGATCTGGTTGCGGGCGATCTCCGCCTGCGCGGCGGTGGTGCCGTACCGGCGGGCGGCTTCCGCGGCCAGCGCGTTGTTCTCATCCCACGCCTGCGAGCCGATCTGCAGCGAAGTGGTCAGGTTGTCCCCGGATCCGGCCAGCCTACGCAACGCGTCGGAGACGCGGATCTCGGTCAACCCGAGTTGGTTGAGGATCGCGTTGACGTCGCCACCGCGCTCCTGCACCCGGCCCAGGCCAACGACGAACTCCGTGATCGCCGCGCCGGCATCCTGCTGGTAGGCGGCGGCGAACTCGTCGGCGGTCATCCCAGCCGTCTTCGCGAACGTGGTCAGCTTGTCGCTGCCCGAGGACACCGCGGTGTCGATCTCCAGGAAGACCTTGGAGATCGCCGTGCCGCCGGCCTCAGCGTTGATACCCACGTTGGACAACGCCGCGGCAAAGCCCAGGACCTGCTGCTCCGACAGGCCGATGGTGCGGCCGGCGCCGGCGATCCGCAGAGACATCTCCGCAATCTCAGACTCGGTGGTCGCGCCTTTGTTGCCGAGGTCGACGATCGCGGACGCCAGCCGGTCGACGTCATCCGGTGCGGTCTGCATGATGTTCATGAACCGCGCGATGGCGGTCGCCGCCTCGTCGCTGGAGAGGTTGGTAGCCTCACCCATGTCGATCATGGTCTTGGTGAAGGCGGCCACGTCCTGACGCTTCACGCCGAGCTGGCCTGCGGCCTCAGCCACCGCGGCGATCTCCCGATGTGAGGCGGGTAGGACCGCGGTCAAACCACGGATCTCCTCCTCGAGCGCGGCCATCTGCTCCGGGGTGCCGTCGACGGTTTTAAGCACCCCGGCCCACGCGGACTCCCAGTCGATCGCGGCCTTGACCGACAGCGCCAGGCCGGCGGCGATCGCAGCACCGGCGACGAACATGCCGCGGCCGAGGGTCCGCATCGCCTGGTCGGTTCGTGCCTGCTGGCGCTCCAGTTTGGCAAGCTCTCGCTCGTACGCGCTGGCGGACTTGCCGGCGCGGGCCGTGCCCCCCTCGAAGGCGGTCGGGTCGGCGCCGATACCAACGACAAGATCACGTCGCTGCGTCGCCACGGCGGACCTCCTCGTTCGATATCAGCTGCACGTGCAGGCCGCGGCTCTCCGCCGAGTCGAGCGTGGACAGGGTGGCACGCAGCGACTCCACCTGCTCACACCCGGGGCAACGTTTGACCACCGCCCGCTTCGCATGCGGGTGCCCGCCTTGTGCCGGGTCCCACTCCTCCGCCCGGGTGCCACACTGCGGGCATGCGCTCGCCGTCCGCACGTACTCCCACATGGCCTTCGACCGGTCGTCATGCGACCAGCCGAGAAACTGGGAGTGTGGGATCTGGTAGGCCCGGCAAACCCTCAGCTCAAGCGCCAACTGGGGGTCGTGGTCGAGCCTTTTGGGAGCACCACCGGTTCGGCGAAACGCGACCGCTCGTTCAGGCCCAGCACCACGACCCGCAGCTCCTGCCGCTCCCCGTCGGACATCCGCCGCTCGAGCAGCTCAACCCAGTCCTCGGCCGGCATCTGCGGCTCGCTGCTGGCCGCGAGCACGGCGGGTACGAAGCTGGTCGTGTCGCAGTCGGGTGGCAGCTCCCCTGCGGCCTTAGCCGCGGCCTGCTGCTCGGCGGTCGGCGGATGGTCGGCCTTGAGCTGCTCGTAGGCCGCGGGTTCCATCGCGGTCAGGATCACCCGCTCGTAGCAGGCGTCCACCGCCGCCTTCGCCGCCGCCAGATCGGCGGCCGCCGCTCGGTAGGCGTCGCTGCCCTCGTCGTGGCGCAGCATCTCCTGCCGTGCCCGCCGCTCCACCTGTTGCAGCGCGTCCCGGGCGGGCGCCGGGTCCTCGACCAGGATCGGGTACGGCAGAGACGGCCGCGGCCGGCCGAGCAGCCGCTCACGCGGGCTACGACCTGCCGCGGCCGTCTTACGCTTGGCTGGCATCAGACCAGCGCCGGCAGCGCCCAGTCGATCGCCGGCACGGCGGTGATCGCGAAGCTCATCATCACCCGGGCCGGGTCCTCGGAGGTCAGGTTGACCTCCTTCGCGGCGCTCGCGACGGTGACCGGAAACGTGTCGGCCAGGTTGTTCTGAACGTCGCCGCCCCAGCAGATCACGACGAACCCGGTCGTGCCCCGGGGAAGCAGGGCGCGCAGCGCGTCCGCGCCGGTCTTGGTCATGTAGAACGTTGCGGTGGAGTTCTCGGCCGTGGTCCTGCCGATGATCTTCGAGGTGAACTCGGTCTCCAGATCCGGGGTGTCCACGATGTTGGAAGACACGCTCCATCCGGAGGTGCCCGCCAACTCTCGGCTCAGGTTGGTGCCGGCGTCCAGCTCCGTGCGGGTCGCCTGCTTGTTCGTGGCGACAATGGCGGTCAGGAAGTAGAACTTCGTGACCCCTGGGTGGATGTAACGGACCGCTGCGGTGATCGGCGTTGCGGGCATGGCCTACTCCTCTGTCTCGACGCCGACCGGTGCCGGCTGATCCTTGCTCTTGCGGCGCCGGGTCGGGCCCCGGTCGTCCTGCTTGACTGGGGCCCGCGGCGGCTCGGCCGGCTCCCAGCCGGATTGCACCCACACCCGCACCGAGCTCGCCGGCACCTGCACGGTCCGGTCGAGCCCCGGGTGATAGATCCACGCCATTTCCATCACGAGATCACCTCGAATGTGACCGTTGCGGTGGGCGCCATGATCAGGGTGACCAGACCGTCGGTCGAGTCCCGGTAGGTCGTCGTGGTCCGGATGTACCGGGACGACGTGGCCGGCACGGCGACGGTCCGGTCGGCCACCGCCAGGTTCCCGTCGACCACCTGCGGGGTGACCATGGTGACGGTCACCTCCGATGCCGACCCGTTAATCACCCGGACGATGGAATCCGGTCGCACCTTGTCGCCGGTGGTCGGCGTCGGCGTCCGCGCGGTGGCAGCCAGCCCGGTGGTCGGGACCGGCTCGGTGGCGAATGTGGCCATGTCGTGTGTCTCCTGTCGCTATCTGTGCCATCCGCGGCGTGCGGCCGCTGTGGCCACCGCCCGGTCGGCGGCGTCGACGAACCTCTGCCGGCCGCCGGCCCGAAGTGCCGGGATGA